AACCACAAAAGACTTTGAACGCCTCAAAACCCAAATAACCAAACTAGGTCAATATAAACCGCTTCTTATAACCAAAGACAACGAAGTAATAGGTGGAAATATGCGTCTGAAGGCCTACAATGCCATAGGAATAAAAGATGTGTGGGTTTCCGTAGTAGAACCGAAGGATGAAAATGAAAAGCTTGAATATGCGCTGTCGGATAATGATAGAGCTGGATATTACGATGACGATATGTTAGCTAATTTGATACCCAACTACGATATAGACTGGTCGCAATATGCTGTTGACTTAAAAGCTCCCCAAGATATTCAACAATTAGTAGATAGTCTAGCTCCTATAGAAGAAGATGAAGCGCCAGAAGTTGATACCGGCCCTGCAATATCAAAGGTAGGCGAAGTATATCAATTAGGTAGGCATAGACTTATGGCAGGAGACTCAACAAAAATAGAAGATGTAGAGAAGTTGATGAATGGACAAAAGGCGGACATGGTGTTTACTGATCCACCATATAACATCGCATACAAAGGTGGCGGAAGCTATGCAAAGCAAGGAATCCCGGCTCGCCAAGCGATACTCAATGACAATATGTCCAGCGAACAATTCTATCAATTTTTACATACGGCAATTAAGAACATGATGGAAGTCTGCAATGGTGTCTTCTATATCTGCATGTCCTCAAAGGAATTACCCAGTCTCAAATCAGCATTTGAAAACGCCGGGGGGCATTGGCAAAGCTTCATTATCTGGATAAAAAATCATTTCACACTAACGCGTAGTGACTATCAAAACCAATATGAACCAATTTTATATGGGTGGAATAAAAATATAACAAACCACTATTTTATAGATGACCGCACACAAGGCAACGTGTGGCACGATTTAAGCAAAAAGGCACATTATGACGGTACATACACCGAATTGACGCTTGGGGGCATTAAGGTGCGCCTTGAGGGCAAGGTAAATGGGCAGATACTCAAGGGGAAACGAAAAATAGACATTTGGCGATATGATAAGCCAAGTAGTAGTGTAGAACATCCAACAATGAAGCCAATAGGATTAGTTACCGAAGCATTGAAAAATTCAAGCAAAGAAGGACAAAGCGTATTGGATGTATTTGGTGGTAGTGGAAGCACTTTAATAGCTGCCGAACAAACCAACCGTATCTGTTACATGATGGAGCTTGACGAAAAATACTGTGATGTCATTAGAAAACGCTATGCAAAGTTCATCGGTCAGGAGGATATATGGGAGCAGACAACGCCCAAGATATCGTAGCTGAAAAACAAGAGAAGAACATTGGACACAGATGGCAACCCGGTGAAAGCGGTAACCCCGCAGGCAGGCCAAAGAAAGGTCATTCCATAACCGAGGTCATCCGTTCTCTCTTTGATGAAAAACCAGAGCTAAAGAAAGCCCTTGCTGCAAAGATATTGCAAGCAGCTTTAGACGGAGACATCACTGCACAGAAAACTATATGGAATTATATGGACGGTATGCCTCTTCAGAGAAATGAGAATAAAGAAATTGTAGATTTAGCACTATCTTATGGAATTAAAAGACTTAATGAACCTGCAACCGAAGCAGGAACAAGCGATAGAAGCCTTGCTGAACCCGAAGTGTAAGTATTTACTCTATGGTGGAGCAATGGCGGGAGGCAAGAGCTATCTTCTAAGATGGGCAGCACTCTACTATACAACATGGCTTGCCCTTGAATACGGCATACGCAACGCTCCCATAGGTATATTCTGTGAAGACTACCCCACACTCAAAGATAGGCAAATAAGTAGAATTGACAGAGAGTTCCCCGACTGGTTGGGACAACTGAAAGACGATGCCATACACGGTCTTTCCTTCCAGGTGCGTGAAGACTACGGTGGCGCAGTGCTTATGCTTAGAAACCTCGACGACCCCTCAAAATATATGAGTACCGAGTTTGCAGCTATATTTGTAGATGAACTAACCAGAAATGAAGAACAGACCTTTCAAGACTTGAGAAACAGACTGCGTTATCCCGGCGTAGAACAAGTGAAGTTCATGGGAGCAACCAACCCCGGTGGAATAGGTCACGCATGGGTAAAAAAGCTATTTGTAGACAAGAACACCGATGACCCCGAACATGATAGATTCTTCTATGTTCATGCTAATGTCTATGACAATAAATATGTAAGCAAAGGGTATGTTAAACAACTGGAATCACTACCAGAACAAAAGAAAAAAGCATATCTCGATGGTTCATGGGATGTATTCGAGGGACAAGTCTTCACAGAGTTTGGAAGACAAACCCATGTGATAAAACCAATAACTCCTCTTAGGAGTATGCCCCATTACCTCTCATTCGACTGGGGATATAGCGCACCTTTCGCAAGCTACGCCTCAGCTCTTATCAGGATGAAGTCAGAAGACGGACAAGTATTCAATAGAGTCGTCACTTATCAAGAGTGGTATGGTACAGAGAAAACAGAACGGGAGTGGGCAACGCAGATATACAAAACAAGCGTCATGCCACGATTTGATGATGGCTACTGCGACCCTTCAATGATGAATACTAAGGTAGACGGTTCCATATCAATATCAAATGAGTTTGAAAAGGTATGGGATGAACTGCATAAGAGCAGGTGGCTTACATTAAAGCCCGGAACAAAGAACAGACTAAGCAGAGTAGCAGCAGTCCACAATTGGCTCTCGATAGCACCCGACGGTTTACCGTATTGGCTGATAACAGAGAATTGCGTAAACCTCATCAGAACACTTCCCATGCTTGTTTATGATGAAACAAAGGTAGAAGATGTGGACACTACCCAAGAGGATCACGCATACGACAGCGCAAGCTATATGCTCACCCAAATGAAGTTTATCGGTGCAATTGGAGGTATCCGTAGAGGATTGGGTATGAGAGGAAAAATGATAGAGCGCATCCAACGCTTCAAGCCTATGCGTGCAACTATCATCACAGAAAAACAAACAGATGAGTTACTGAAAGCCTTTGAAACAGCAAAGGTACAAAACCGTGATTGGAAAAGCGTATGATATAATACGACACAGTATGCCTTCCCTCATTTCCTACCAAGTAACCCACTACATCCAAACAGACTTCACAACGCTCACTCTCCAGTCCAATAAGAGCGCAGAGCTAAAAATATACTATTGCTCAACGTGTAGATGTCCACTCCTCCAATTCAAAGGCGATCTTGTCCAAGAGTTCCCAGGACTCAAAGATGTAAAACTTCCTATTGTCATGCAATGTAAAAATCCCGCGTGTGGGAGAAAATATCTCATCAATGCAATTGTCAAAAAAGACGAAGTGTGATACTATTATGTAAGTAACGGAGTTCTAACCCGCCTTTGAGCGGGCATTTTTTATGGATATATTCGGTGAGTTTGATACCCCAAACGGACAACAATCAACAAAAGCTCCTGATACCATCACCCAGGAGCAAGACCCTCTTCTATTAGATTTAGATGATAATATTATCATTCAAGTCATAGACAGGCGGGTAAAAGCCTCGGAAGCGTATTTTGAAAATGAGTTTAATCTTAGTGCAAGAAGGAAGAAAAACCTCGACTACCTCAAAGGCAACCAAATAGATGAGAAGAAATTAAAGTATTACAACGCCAGATATATTGACAACCTCATCTACGAAGCAGAAGGAACGATAAAACCTATCGCACTCTCACGCCTCCCTGATCTTTTAGTGAAGCCGGGTAACGACACAGACGAAAGCAAAGAAACCGCAAAGCAATTAACAGGAATAGTCAACAGCGATATACGAAAACGGGAGAATAGGAGAGTATTGGCACTAGGATTTAAGCATCTCCCTGTATATCTCACCGGAGTTCTCAAAGCAGTATGGGATCCAAAAATAGGTGATGATGGGGATTATAAATTCAAAGTAGTACATCCCGACAATATCATCATGGATCACACCTCCTCAACCAATGACGCAACCGATATGGACTATATCGCAGAGCAAAGTGAGCGAAGCGTCAAGGAATTGTGTATGCAATTCCCAAACAAAAAAGAGGAATTACTCACAAAACTAGGAATACCACTGGACAACCCGCAAGAATCAAAAATGGCCAGTAAAGTAAAAATATGGGAGATATGGTTCAAATGGTATAAAACAACAAGAGATGAGGAAACCGACGAAATGAAATGGGAAACCATCTACGGGGTAGCATGGAAGTATAAAGACCTTGTATTAGGTAAAATGAAACACCCCTACTGGGATTGGCAAGGGAAAAAGCGATTATTCAAATATGATATCTCAGGCAACAAAGAAGAAATGAGTGAGGAAGAAATTAGGCGCATGATCTTTGGAGAAGAAGAAGGAGTACAAGCAGAAACCTATTATCACAACCACTTCCAAGACCCTGAATTCCCCTATTACTTTATGGGGTATGAACAATGGGGAGACAGCCCGTTAGATATAACCAGCAGAATAGAACAAGTCCTCTTTATGCAAGATAACGTTAATAAACGAGGACGACAAATAACTGAAATGAATGATCGGGCAAAAGGTAAACACGTATACTCAAGTGAAAGCGGACTCACAAAAGCAGAGGTCGAAGCAATGGATAGTGACAACCCCGATGAGGACGTCATGGTAAAAGGAAATGTTAATAATGTTCACTCATTCATTCCGGGTACACCCGCACCTGCGCAACTCTATCAAGAACAAGAACAGGAAAGAAATAAGGTATTTTCAAAAATGGGTACACACGCCACCACAAGAGGAGAGAAAAAAGGAGGACCGGAAGAAACTGCAACAGGAATGCAGATAATGCGGGAAAGCGACTTT